ACTTTGCCATCAACCAACAAAGTTGTACTCCCGTTATGACCACGGGCAACCGAAACAATAACAGACATTATAACCTCAATTTACTTTTACATTTTGAGAAAATCCTTTCTTACTAGGTTCTAGTGAGGGGATCTTTACTCCATTTGATGCAGCTTCCAATTCAATTGGACCCATGCCTTGCTGCTTTGGCGCTGATAGTGGTGCGTCTGGTGGACAAGTTGGACATCCTTCTTTAGGACCACCATAAGATTCTGGTAAAACAATATCCATATCTGGTTTGGTGTAATACCTGTTCATCATTTTATCAACAGACTTCATGATAACTTCTTCGACTTTATCATTCATAAACATGATACCGTCATTCACTCTTGCAGATTCTTCATCAGGACAGACACGAATAGGATCATATAACCTCAATCCCTCGCCCATATCAAGAACATCTACTTTCTCGTGGTCTGGATATGAAACGTTGACACCATAGGTAGATCCCATAACAGAAACTACGGGTGTTCCTACCGCATATGCAATATGCTGACCAACTGAATCACATCCTAGGAATAGATCTGCTTCCTTAATAATGCCAGCCCATCCTCTGATAGGAACACTTTGTCCAGCAGGAAAAGAAACAGTATCTTTCAATCCTTCTTTCTCAAAGTCAAATCCAAACTCTGACATTAGAATTACAGAATACTTTTTCTGTAAACGTTTCATGATAGAAATAACATTTTTAAACTCAAAACTTCTGCCAGAAGAATCGGTAATGATATTTCCAACAGTCTGAACTCCTCTACCAAAAGGTTGGAATACAACTGTTTTTTTCTTGTTTGTTTTTTGCCTTACTTCTGCAACAACAAACTTTCCATTTACTTGTTCTTCTTTGGAAAGTTTGATAGTTGGCTTGGGTAGTTCTCTTACACCTTTCCCATTGATCTCAATATCAAATGCTTGGGATAGATTACATTTTTGATTGTAGTATTCCCAAACCCTGTATGGTTCAGGTGTTTTAACATCTGTACTAATTAGTTTATCTCGAAAGATATTCTTGTGCCAGTGGTCATACACTTTACCGTAAAGTGTTGGGTGACCTTTGAAGAAGTCTGTACCTCCTTCGCAGATAATTAGGAAATCCTCGTCGGGATGTTCCTCTTGATATTTCTCAAATGCAGGTATTGAACAAAGCACACGTCCAGCACCACCATTGACAAAAAATGATTTAGGTCTCATAATCAGTTGCTAATGATTTATATACTTTATTTAGGTGAGGTCTCCAGGGGGGTTAAACGCACCATGCAACCCAAGAGTATCTTGTTCCTTTGGTTACTGTAGTAACCTGATGTGGATATAAAAATACTGATGGGAATGCAACTACCTCACCTTTCTTTAATTCTACTTTATGATCATTCCAAAAAAGTAATTCACCGCCTTGGTAATCATCATTCAGAACTCCAATAATACTAGTAACAGGAATGCCACGTAGATCACCCTCAAACATATCATGAATATGATCGTGATGTGGTTTGATACTATCTCCTTCAGTATACTTGTTGAACTTGATATTAGAAGCTATGGACCAGAATAAATCTGAATTTGTATTTTCTGGTTGGTGATACTTGTCATGGTATGCTTCTAAAAGATTTTGAATCAAAGGATATATTTTTCCAGAAGCAGTATCATCTTTTAAAGTTTGAAAGTCTGCTTCTTCTATCTCTTGTTTAAGACCAGCGTCATACCATTTATGATCTTTCCATGGTCTTCTATCAAGTCTTGTAATTAATTTATCGCATAGATTGTCTGGGATGAGTTTGTGTACGAATATGTGATCACGTAGATCAGGGTATTTAAGCATAAAAAAAGAGGGTCCGAAGACCCTCTCATTATAGCATACAACTGATCACTCGCCGTCAGTTGCTTCGTTATCCAAAAGTTTGTCCTCATCTACATTGTAATCATAGTCTTCAATCAATTCTGCCATTGGATCCCTAGGGAATGGAATCATAAAGTGTTCGACACCAGCAAAATCTACGTAGACATTTTCCATTTCAGCAATATATGCCTCTGCAGCTGTGATTTGAGCAGCAGTCATATTGCCTTTGATTGCTGTAAAGAACTCTTTAGCACCTGCGAGGGTGGAGTCTCTTGCATCCTCATGGAATTCTTTAGTCATCCAAGGCTTGAACCAAGGGAAAGGAGTAACCCAGGTATCATTTGTGAGATCATACAAGATCTCGTCTACTGCGTAAGTGTGGTTTGGTTGCTGGGGATCAGGACGCTCGTAATATACTTCACCAGCTCTTGCATGATCAGCAGGGAATTTGTATTCTTTCTGTGGATAACCAGCTGCTTTGCCAGTATCTTGTCCAATTAGAATTGCTGCTAGTAGAAGATCTGTTCCGTCTGTATTAGGACGAAGAAGAACTGCTTTCTGATCTAGACCTGCACGTACATTAGCCTGCTCCTCATCCTTTGTTGGATTTGTAGAAGGAATATATGACTGACCGAACTGGAGAGCACCTGTCTCGCCGTTTACAAAAACCCAGAGATACTCTGGACCTTTGTAAGTAAAACTTCCTGTGAGACCAAGATCACTAGTTTGCTTGGTGTACTCGTCAGGCAAGTTATAAGTTAGTGGTTTTGAAATATTCGCCATGATAGTAATCTCTTATTTAATCCTTGGTTTTCTTTGCTGTATTATTTATAAACTATTGAATCAATATCCTCGGACTTCGTTGCCAGAGCTGTCTGTTTGCTTGTATGAAATACGAATCATACCAGGGTTGCCATGTTGACCACGGCAGCAACCACCACCACATGTCCATGCAGAAGGACCGCCAGTACCAGGAACATAGTTCTTCTCACTAAATGATCCACCCCAACCAAGTTGAGCTACTGCCCAATGATGGAGACAATAACCACAACCAGAACTTTCACATTGTGTACCAGGCAACCAACCACCTTTACCATTGACTAGACCACCTGGATAAGGAATCAGTTGCTTATTCCAGCACTGATTAGTATGGCACCAGACTTGACCAACACCAGGATTGCCATATGCACCGCCAGTAGCACCATAATACGAAGCACAAGGACCATTACAGCAAACATTACAAAGAGTAAGCCAGGTGCAGCAGCACATCTGACAGCAAGAGCAACCTCCATATCCACCATCTGCACAGAAGTTAGAGAGGTTATGACCAGTAATATATGATTTAAAACCTGGTTGACCACAAGAAGGACCCTGCCTTGATCTACCAGCTTGACCAATCTCTAGAGCATAAGAACAACCAGGAACTACATCAGAACCAGATAGCATCTTGTATGCATAAGCACCAGAAGAACCAGGTGTACCACGGGAGCAGCAACAACTGTCGCCACCACCGCCGCCAGCACCCCAAAGCTCAAAAATAATTTGGGTAGTATTTGCAGGAACTTTCCAATCGGGATAGTCATAGTAACTGTAGTTACTCGTCCAATCTTGGCAAGTAGCACCGCACTGTGCGGTGAAATACATTACGTTATATCCTTTAGAAGGATATGCTGGTAGTTTAGTTGTAGCATCGGACGATGCTAAACCTTTGATTGATTCAGTTGTTACGATCCCGAGCAGATCGCGTAAATTTGAGTTAGGCATCGGTACTTTTCCTTGTTATATGCTATTTAGAAATTAGTTACAGAAGTGGTATGCACAGTCACGGTTGACTCCCATCCAGCAAGAGCAATAGGTGATTTTAATATATCCACCATGACCTCTATATCCGTAACAGCAACTACCACCACAAGATGTTGATGAAGGACCACCTACACCAGGTAGAGTAGCATTACAATTAGCGTTAAATGCCCATGGGGTAGTTCCTTGACAGAAAGTACCTTCATTGATACAAGCATTTCCTTTGACATTGGAAATTAGGTGACCACCATTGCCGTCGAACAAACGAGGTGGGTAAGCCATTCCCATTTTCGCCCAGCAGTTATTAGATGTATTATAGGTTCTAAAGAATCCTGGATGTCCTTTAATGTTTTCGTCACCACCGTATGCAGTAGCACCATCGGTAGCAGGATCGTATCCACCACAACCTGTCCAGTAAACTCTATCGATGCATCTGAAATTAGTATCCCAGTATGCATAACAGCAAGTCTTTCCTGGTACACCACCTTCTGCACAGAAGTTAGATCCGAGAGCAGTTTGTGCGGCGCTGTTTTTACCACAGACGTAACTCTTACAACCTTGAATACCACGACAACACTGTGAGCAGCAAGTGGGTTCTGCAACCTTCAGGAAGAAACACCAACCACCTTGGATTTGTGGGTACTGTAGTGTCTTTCTAGTATAAGCACCAGATCCACCAGGCATACCCTGCTGGCAGCAGCAAGCGCCGCCACCAGATCCGCCACCACCCCAAAGCTCAAAAGTAATCTGTGTAGTACCACAAGGTACACACCAATACTCTTGACAGTAAGCGCGATAACTACTATCACAACTTGTATTAC